ATGCGCACGGTGAGTTTCCAGGGTGACGGCCTGTCGGCCAGCCAATACCGGACGATCCAGCTTCGCCAGCAGGTGAGGGCGGCGGTGAATCAGTCCGTGTTGCAGCAGCAGGTCGCGGCCACGCTCCAGGCTCTGGAGCAGCACAAAGAGCAGGGCGGCAAGCCTGAGCGCGTCTGGTCCACGATCTCCAACGAAAAGGGCACGCCGTTCCTGGGCGACGTGTTCGGGTGGTCGTGATGGCTATCGAGATCAACCGCCAGTCGTACCTGTCGCTCCGGTCCTCCCTGGAGCTGGAGCTGCTCGATGCCGGCATCGACTCGCCGGACCTACTGAGCCGGCTTATGCGCCACGTGCTGGCCACCGAGTCGGCGACCCGTACCGACTCGCAACGCGTGCGCCGTGCGTTCGTCACGGCCCGTAGAAACCCGCTGCTGGGCGCAATCCCTCAGCACAGTCCAGGGCGCACAAATCGCCCGTATATCCGCAAGAGGAAACCCTAATGCCCTTCGTCTATCTCGGCCTGACCCGCGACGCCGGAACTTCGAAAAAGACCGGCAACGCCTACGACATCGCTGTCGTGCACTTCGCTGTCGATGCCACGCAATCGACCCGCCCCGATCGCAAGTTTGCCCTTGGCCTGGAGCCTCAGAATCTGCCGATCGCGCCGGAAGCGGTGAGCCAGTTCCAGCGCGTTGAACCGCTGTCGTCGGTGAACTTCGATTTCGAACCTGATCCGCGAAATATGCAGCGCAACCGTATTTGTGGCGTAAAACCGCTGCCGAAAGCGGCTGCTCAGGCCGCTTCCTGATGATTTCCGCCCTGTCCTGCGATGGCTCCATCTCGATTGCGCCGGATGGGGCTCCCCTGTGTTCGGGCATGTGGGTCTTGACCCAGGTGCCGGAGCAGTTCGACCCGTCGATGTTGGACACCGAGGCACTCGCCCAGGCGTTCTCTGTCGGGTTCGGTCTTGTCGCGACGGTCTTGGTCGGCGCCCTGGGCGTCAAGGCCGTACTCGACTTCATTAAAAGAGCTTAAGGAGTAAGTCTATGAAAAACCTGAAGAAACTGTTCGTTCGTGGTGGTTCCGCCGTTGCTGTAGGCGCTGCCCTGGTCGTCTCTCAATCCGCCTCGGCTGCCGGCTGGGACTACAGCTCGCTGACCTCCGATGTCGATTTCTCGACCATCGCGACCGGCGTGCTGGCCGTCGCTGCGCTGCTGGCCGCTGTGTATGCCGGCATCAAGGGCGCTCGCGTGGTCCTGGGCTTCCTGCGGAGCTGATCGAGGAGGGCGGTTCGATGGGGCGGCTTCGGTCGCCCCTTTTTATTTCTGGCAGGGGAGTTTGATCGATGGCGGATTTATATGAGTTCGCGTTCTTTGTTATTGGCGCTGCGTGTTCCTGGGTGATCTTTTCGAGGTGGTAAGTATGCGCAGGTTGTTATTGTTGTTGGTGCTGGTTTCTTCCTCTTTAAGTGCGGAAGAGTATTATTGGTACATGGATTATTTTAATAAGAAAGTTTCGTCGCCCTCGGCGGGTTGCGATCTTTATTTCAGTGGTATTACTGACAAGTCTGGCCTGACTTTTGCTGTTGAACCTTCTCCAAATGACCCTGGCAAAACTTTTTACTGCGTTGCAAGGGCTGTATCTACCGGGCGAGCAATATTTACTACTGATGTTTATTTGAAAGGCGATAGATGCCCGGAAGGTAGCAATCTTGATCTAACTTCGGGTGTCGCCATGTGTAAGCCTCCGGAGCCGGAAGAGCCTAATGACTGTATTGAAGGGTTGTATGACCTGTTCAGTAGTCCGCCGTCTCCAGTTGTTCAGGTTGGCGGCAGGAATCAAGTTATAAGTAGTCCGCCGGCAGGTTGTAAGAACGGGTGCGCTTATTCTGCGGATTCTTCGAAGACCACAAGCTGTTATTTCGTCACTGGCTCGACGAATGAGGGGTTCTGCAATTACTCGCTGCGAAGTACTGGCGCCACGTGTCCAGCCGACACAAACAACCCTGGAATGACCGGGCCGTCATTGAACAGTACTCCGCCGACTGACCCGAATGAACCGCCGTCCGATCCGAACGATCCTGGCTGTCCGGCTGGGTATAGCTGGTCTGGTACGACGTGCGTCAAGACGCCGACCGACCCCACTGACCCGACGAATCCGGGTGATGGTGGCGGTGATGGTGGAACCGGTGGTGGCGGTACTGGCGGTGGCGGCGATGGCGGCACAGGCGGTGGTGGTGATGGTGGCGGCGATGGCGGTACCGGTGGCGGTGGCGATGGTGGCGGCACGCCTGGAACGGGTGGCGGCGATGGTGATGGCGGCGGGACGGGTGGCGGCACTGGCGGCGGTGACGGCTCAGGGGAGGGCGGTGGTACCGGTGGCGGCACTGGCCTGGAAGGTGGCTGTAAGGACGACAGTTGCGCGTTCGTGAAGAACAACCCGTTTGGTACGGACAAGGTTCCGGGCTTTGACGAGTCGCTGCAAAAGGCTTGGACGGATATCAAGAAAGCCCCGATTGGTCAGGCCCTGGGCAAAATCACGTTTCCGACCGGGGGAAGTTGTCCAGTTCAGAGCGTTGAACTGTTCGGGAAGAGTGTGATGTTCGATTCGCACTGCTCCTTGTGGGCTCAGATTGAGCCGATCTTGAAAGCCGTGTTCTTGGCGTTTTGGGCGCTGCTTTCTGTTCGCGTGTTCCTGTCTGCGTGAGGTGATGTATGGAAGGCATTCTTAGTGCTATCAAACAACTGATTCAAACGGCGACAGATTTCTTTCAGCGCGCACTTAAGGCTATCGAAGACTTCTTTAAGTGGGCGCAAGATGCGTTTGATTATTTTTGGGAGCTTCTTCCTGTTCTGCCTGAGTATGTGTTTCACAAGCTTGTCTCCGGTATTGTGAAGTTCTTCCAGTGGCTGCCGGTGCCGGATTTCTTTGCGCAGGCAGCTAACGCGTTCCAGTCAATACCGCCGTCGGTGGTGTATTTCGCCAATGCATTTCAGATTGGTCCAGGCGTGACCATGGTCCTGGGCGCGTATCTGCTGCGATTCATTCTTCGGCGTATCCCGATTATCGGTTGATTGAGGTGATGTATGGCGATTGATGCATATGTGGGCAAGCCTGGGCACGGTAAAAGTTACGGCGTTGTCGAGCACGTAATTATTCCGTCGCTGAAACAAGATAGGCATGTTGTGACGAATATCCCGCTTGAGGTCGATATGCTGCTGATGGATTTCGGCGGAACTATTGAACAACTGCCGGAAGATTGGTTTGAGCGTGCCGATTTGGCCGACTTTGCGCCCCCTGGTTCTGTCCTGGTCCTCGACGAACTCTGGCGGCGCTGGCCCAAGGGCCAGAAAACCAACGATGCGCCGATGGCCGACAAGAAGCTGTTGGCCGAGCATCGGCACCGCGTAGACAAGAAAAACCGGTCGATGCGGGTTGTGATGGTGACTCAGGACCTCGACCAGCTCGCCAGCTGGGCCACCCTGTTGGTCGAAACGACATACCGGATGGTCAAGAAGTCGAAGACCATGTTCCGGGTCGATATCTACAACGGCGTGGCCAAGGGCGACAGTCCGCCGAAGTCGAAGCTCCTGCGCAGCACGGCCGGGCGTTTCAAGCCTGATGTTTACCGCTACTACAAGTCCGCTACGCAGTCCGAAACGGGCGCTGTGGGTGATGAGTCCAAAGCCGATACGCGGGGCTCGTTCTGGCGGTCCTGGGGCTTCTGGGGGCTGGTTGGGCTGATCGTGGTCTGTTTGTCGGTCGGCATTCCCGGGGTCGTCCGGTTCTTCACGCCGCCGCAGCCCAAGCAAGCGTCGACGCCGACTCCTGCGGCCAAGGTTTTTGAGCAGGCGCAGCCGGTGGCGGCTCCTGCTGGGCGCGCGATGCAAGCGGTCTACGGCATGTCATCGGATGAGCCGGTGCCGTCCGCGATCTGGCGGATTGCCGGCTATGTGCATGCCGGCCTGGGCCGGGCTGAGGCGTGGCCGTCGAAGGATGGTTACAACGCGGAGCCGGATCGACCGATTAGCAAGACGTCACGCGTGGTGCTGGTGTCTGAAGGTGGCCGCACGCGGTTCTGGCCGATTCAGAAGTGCCGATTCTTCGAACAGACTCCCGACTTGTATTGCGACATCGACGGCGAGCGCGTGACCTTTTGGACAGGCCGAGGGGCCGTATCGACTGTGATGGATGCGACAAGCACCGCGAGCGGCGGCAGCCAGCGTAGCGCAGCGTCCGCCGCGACCGGTGCGCAGGTGCAGACCCCGCATTCGTTTCAGCCGCAGCCTCAGCAGCAGGGAACCCGCGTGACCGTAGTGTCTGATAGCAGTCGCTCACCCCGCACGTTGTAACCTCTGGCTTCGCATAATGTATATTATGTTAAATTATGTAAATCGTTTATTAGACCCTTGCTCTTTTGCGCTCCGTTCCCGCTTCCATGCTTGGTTTGAAGCCTTCAGTCGAGTCCCACACCTCGACGGCTTGCTGCCCAGGTTAAATCCCGGACAGATTTGGCAGCACCCGCACAAGACCTCTGCTACCTCCTTCGCACGGAGCCGATTGCAACAATGCGGTATCGCCCGACACGGACCCGACATGAGCAAATGCCCGTCCGCACGCTGAATATCGCGCAGCCATGAAGCTGCATCTGTACCGCGGCTCATTGGCCCCATTTTCACCCTGTGCCACGTACTCGCAGCCTGCCGGCTGCTCTGGCACTCCGTCTGGACAATGGATTGGCAATCAACAGTCGAATGGATAGATCGACGTTGAATGCATTGGGACGACGTCCGCTGTCTTGAGTCGAAACCGGAACATGACATGAAGATGAAATTGTAGGTATGTTCCATTGACGATGACGGCGCTGCTGCGGCAAGCGCCGTCCTGCATTGAATATTCAAAAAGTGCTCTGGCGGGACTCATCTTTCTATTCGAAGATGAAACCAGCAGGCAACCATAGCAGAAGGACGACGGATGTCACCTAGCCCCTCCCCCGACGAGCGTCGGCTTGTATTCGAAGCGCGCCGACTGACCATTGAAGCACTGGTGAAAATCTATCTTGAGCAGGTTTCTTCCTCAAGGAACCTGGTGACGGTCTACCTTCGCCTCATGTTCACTTTGTCACTCGGTGCCCTCGCCGGCGTGATAACTCTATATGGGACCATGCTTCGCTTTGGCACTTCGGCCAGTATCAGCATGATCACTCCCCTGGAGGTGGTTCTTGCTATCGCAGCGCTTGCGGCCCTGGTCACTTCGGCTCTGCTTTCCGCGCGGGCGCTCCAGAAAAGTGCATTCGATGTCGCTCCGCTCTTGCATAACCCATTTCCAAGCGCGGACTCGGTGATCGATTCAATATTCGATGCAGACGATATCGATGAGCGGCAAATACTTAGAAAGCTTTATTTCGCCCTGGACAAGACTGTCGAGCATCAGCCTCCTCTCAGGCTCAGCACTCGTCTGATCACCCTCTTCCTTATTGGCGGTCTTTTCCTGACCGGGGCATCCTTTTTACTGTGAAGAGCGCGTTCGGTCTTTATGGTTATTTATCATCATCGATCAGGGGAGTACTCCAGATCACCAGTTCAAGGGCCGCGGCGATCTGAATGCGATGATCGGCAAGCCGGACGGGCAACAGGTCCTGGGCACGCTCCAGCCGGCGCAGCAATGTGTTGCGATGCGTGCCCAGCGCTTCTGCGGTCTGGGTGACATTGCAGCCATTGGCCAGGAAGGCGTGCAGCGAGCGCTGAAGCACCGAAGGCTCCGTCGCCAGCCGCCCCAGGGTGCTCAAGACGAACTGCCTGGCCGCGCGGTCGTCCTGGGTCATCAGCGACACCATCCTCACCTGGTCGATGGTGGCAACGGCGGGTGCGCCCGCCAGGCGGCCCATCAGCCTTTGCGTCGTCAGGGCCTCCAGATGCGAGCGACGGAAGCCATTGACTCCCGTGCCCGGCGAGCCGATTGCCGCGCGAATCCCTGAAAACCGCAGTGCGATGCCTTGCAGCAGGTTCAGGTCCAGCGGTTTCGCCGCATGGCTCCAGACCCACAGGGTCGCGGGGCCGGCGAATACGATCAACGGCGCCGCCGTGCCCGTGAGTTGCGCCAGGGTACGCGCCACATCCTCCAGAAGGCGGATCTCGGCGTCCGGGCTTTCGCACCAGACCAGGCCGGCGTAGTGCTTCTGGAAAAGGCTGTAGCCCAGCCGCCTGCCGAATTGCTCCGTATCCACATCCCTGCCCTCGAGCAGCCGACTGACCAGGCTTCGTTTGTCGATCGGGTCGTCATGGGCCTGGGCGCTCTTTTCTTCGAGGATGATCTGGGTCACCACACGCATGTTGCTGTCGATGAACTCCGAGATGGACCGCGACGAGACCTCCAGGAATTCCTCAAGCACCCTGGGATCCTGCGTCAGGTTGAAGGCCATCTTCATCCATAGCTCCCAGGCGGTGTTCTGTGTCGACCTCGCGACATTCATCAGCAGCTCGGACAGCCCTCTGCGGGCGAGTTCCCTGGCCGTGTCCACCATGTCGGCCGAGACGTAGGGTTGCACCGGTTCTCCGGGGCGCTGCAGATTGGCGTTCGCCCAATGCAGCAACTCTGCGCGGTTGGCGCGCCGGCACGCCGCGAGGATGACCGGGTCCTCCAGCAGCTTGGCATCTTCCGGTGAAGAGAACAGCGCCTGATTGAGGCGCTCGACCCACTCCGGCGGCAGCGTCTGAGCGAGCTCGGCGCCTTTGCGCAT